CAGTTGGACCATATCTAAAAGAACGTGGAATTACTGACAAAATACCAGGTTTTCAAGTACCTGATACAGGAATTGAAAAGGTAATGGGTCTTGATAAACAGCAACCAGGTGACGAACTTATTCGACAAATGTTTATGTTTTCTGGTGTTCCTAAAGTATTAGGCGGCATTCCTGGCGTTAAAACCGCTGGTAAACGCATTAAAGCAATGGGAGAACATGCGCCTCTAACTAAAAAACTTGAAGAATTGGAAGGAAAGCATGAGACTGCTAGAACTGAACATGGGGCGGCCACTGATGAATATAATGCCCTTAAAAACTATCTTGAAAGTCAGCCAGGTTTTGAATCAAGCAATCCTCATGCTTTAGAAAGAAAGGCCACAGAAGCCGAACAAAAGATTGCTCAATTGCGTGAACAATCCGAAGCAGTACCCGAACATCTACGTGCGACAGAAGAGCCAACAGCTCCAGAAAAAACACCTATATCTTTGGTTGAGCCTGTGCGCCCTGAACAAACTAATATTAATGAATTACCTAAAACAGAAGTTAGTGACGAAGGTTTGAAGCAAGCTGAAAGTTTATTGAAAACTAACGAACAAAAATCAGCCGAACATGAAGCCGCTATTTCTCAGCACTTAGGCGAAGGAAATGCCCATAGAAAACGTGTTGCTCAGAAATTAAATCCGATTCTTGAAGCAAGACAAGCTGAAATCGGAAAAGGGTATGATGAATATATTAATGGGCTGAAAGATAAACAAGTTACTTTATCTAATCCTCGTGAAGCTAAAGCCATTACTCAAGATATTCATAAATTATTGAAAGAGGGAGATACCTCATCTAAAGAAATGATAAAACTGACTGATGAGCTGGCTAACCTTGGCAAAGGTGAAACAATGCCGGCTGATAAATTTGTCTCAGCTTACAGAAGTTTGCGAGGAATGGCACAAAAAACCCGTTCAAGTGCTTATGGTAAAGCTCCTCAAGAATTTGACAGGCTTATCGAAGCTGCTGATTCAATGGACGCTGACGTTGCTAAGATGGCAAAAATTATCGACAGTGGACTTGGAGAAGAAAACCTTGAGCAATTACATGGCTTGAATCATAGATATGCCACAGAAGTCGCTCCTTTGTTTAAAAATAAATTCTTCCAACACATGCAAGCCAATAATAAAGCGCCCACAAATATGATAGAGCAGCTCACCAATGAGCCTTATATTAAATCCACTAACCCGAATAAAGTAACCGGCACACAGATTTTGAATGAAATTATCAAAGGTGATCCCGAATTGCTTCAAAATGTGGTTGGAGAGCGATTTGCTCATAAACCCGAAGCATTGCATCAATGGGATGAAGCAGCGCACAGTTTTATTGAACACATGCCAGAATTGAAAGAAATGCGCGGCAAGCATTTTGAATCCAAACAAGCTGAGGCGCAATCAAAACTCGATTTGGAAAAAGCCAAACATGAGCATCAAATGCAGCGCGAACAGGCTACAGCCAAAGACAAAGAAGCGGCTGATGCAGCTCGACTTAAAAATACTAAAGCTCGTGAAGAAGCGGCTGAACAAACTCGTCAGAAAAAAGCCGAGACTCATAAAGAGAATCAAACCAAACAACAAGAACATGAGCAAAAGGCCAAACATTATAAGATGCAGCAAGAAATTAATGGACTTGAAGAAAAATCGGTTAAGCTAAAAGACAGTGCGGCTAAACTTCATGAAAAAGCTAGTCGAAAAAATATTTCGCTCAAGGAGAAAATGGACTTAGAACATGAATTGAAACAAACTAAAGAGAAACTCTCAAAGATTGAGAAGGATATTAAGATTAAACATAGATTATATAAAATCGCTATAGGTACGGTTGTCGGAGGAGCTATTGGAGTTCCATTAGTTGGAAAGGCCAAAACGATGATAGGTGGAAATTAAAAAGATGTTATTTGTCGATTAATTTCAGCTATCTTTTGATGATAAATTTCAGTTTCGATAGCTGATTCTTTATCTGCCTGTTCACAATAAGCTTTATGTTTTGCATTGCTTCTAAGAAGAGCTATATAGCAAAAGATGCACAAGAAAATGAAAAAACCGCACATGGAATGCTCCTCATAAAATTGCAGTATACCGAGGGATTGGATAAAAAACAAGCATTATAAGGATATAATGATGACAATGGTGAGAGGAAGTAACCCGATTTGGTTTGAAGTTGACCTGACCGCTCATGCGTTTGATGATACTTTCTATATGTTTGTTTTAAAAAATGAAATTCCTTATATTCCTGCTACAGTATGGCAAGACCCGTTCGGTAATGTTGAATGGACAAATCCTATAAGGTTTTTAGCAAATGGCACACTTCCAAATAATATTTATTACGATCCTGATACTGTCTATAGGCTGGAATTTAGACAGGGAGACACACAATCAGATCCACTTATCTATTTGGTTGAGAATTACGTGCCTGGCTCTAGTGGTGATACTCCTGTTAATGAAACTTCTTTTTCCACGGACAACCAAATAAGCAATCCTCAATTTGCTTTGATTAACTTTACGAGTCCTTTAACGCTAACCAGTGTTAGCACACAAACTATTAATCTTGCTCCTGGTTGGTTTTTGGATTTAACCGGAACTGGTAACGTCACATTGACCCGAGTTTTATTAAATAGTGCTGTAGTTGACCAGACAAATGCATCATACGCTTTGCAAATTCAATTAAGCGGTACGTGGACAGGAGCCATATTAAGGCAGCGATTTAATCAGAATGGGGTATTGTGGTCAAATTCTTTTGTGTCCTCATCAATTACGGCTCTGTCTGGAAATGCACCACAGAATATTTCAGCCAAACTGGTGGACTCTCAGGGTAATACTCTGACCTCTGTTTTGCGTACAACTGCATTGACTGAAAGCTTTAATGAATATAAAGATGTTGGTCAAATATTAAACTCCATCAATACAGACTTTCCGCCCTCCGCATACATTGAGTATCAATTGACATTGCCGATTAACTGTAATGTTACTCTGACAAGCTTTCAGCTAATTTCAGGGGATGTACAAATCACTTATCCCTATGAGCAAGACACGATTGAACGGCAGATTGACCAAACTTATCATAATGCGTTTCCGATTGTTCCAATTGGTACAGTGATTGATTTTGCCGGCTTTACAGTGCCGCTTCATTATTATTTGTGTGATGGTAGTGCTAAAAATAGAATCACTGATGATTTATTGTTTCATACCGTAACCACGACGGAAACAGTAACGCTTACCAATACAGTAAACACTTTTACTGTGGTATCCGTGGCTAATTATCACATTGGGATGGCTATTGAGGGTACAGGTATTCCAGCCTCAACCACTATTTCTAATATTTCAGGCTCTACCATAACCATGTCAGCGGCGGCAACTGCAACCGGACCATCTACAGTACGATTTTTCGCATGGGGCGCGGGGGATGGCTCAACTACATTTAACGTACCAAATTTACAAGGATTTGTGACCGCTGGCGCAAATGGAACATTATTTGCTGGCGTAGTAAATGGAACAGGCTTAACAGGTGGCGCGGCTACTCATGCGATAACGATTGCTGAAATGCCAGCGCATAATCATCCAGGAAGTACCGTAGCTATTTCTAATGGAACACAAGTTAACCCTCCTGGAGGCAATGCATCCATGCAAAGTTTATCAGGAACAAAGGCTGTAGATGTTGCAGCTCAGGGCGGAGGAACTTTGAACGTAAGCGGAAGCCCAATGTCATTAATACAGCCAACAGCGTTAATGAAAAAATGTATCAGGTATGAATATTAATCAAAAGGACGATAAAAATGACTATTCAATATAATGCAAACTACATTGAAACAATGCCATTTAGTGACACCTGTTTTCAGGTTGTTTGTGGTACTGCTGTCGAAGAAACTGCAACTATTCCTGGAACTGATACAGATTTTTATCAGGCTTACATGGAATATTCTTCTAACTCTAATGTCTATGTGTGCAAAAACGATACTCCTGTAGTTCCGGCAAGCGGAAACGTTGGCACACAACCCTACAATGAGTTCAAGCCAGTGAAACGATACGTGCGAGGCGGTGACGTGTTACACTTTATTACACCTGATGCCATAGCATATATCGGAGTTTCATTACGAAAAATACAGGGTAGTTAATTAACTAATCACAAGGATTCGTGATGGTAAACACTATAAAATTCAGTGAAATGACACCTGGCGGTGACTTAGCCAATGATGAAAAAACACCAGGTTTGTTAAGTGGAGCTAACGTTCTATTTAACAATCCCTGGACGTTTTTGCCTCCTGGAACTACTGCCGAAAGACCCGCACCGTCAGCCGCTATTAATTACCGATTACGGTTTAATACCGATGATCAGCTTTACGAATATTATGATGCTGTTTTAGGTCAATGGACACAATTGCAAGAGAGTGCTTTTACAGTTGGACCATTTGTCACCTATACGGCTGATGCCAGTTTGCCCGATGCCCAAAATCTTGGATTATTGGCTAATGGCATTCTTAAACAGACAATTACGTTAGGCGTTGCAACCCTCGATATTGCAGCCAATGGCGTTGACTACTATGGTCCAGGATTTACAGGCTATCTTGTTTCACCCTCTGGCATAGCAGATTTTTTTAGCAATCCCATTTTAAATACGACAAGTCCAGGCGCACTCGCCGTAAATTATGTTCGTATTTCAAGCAACATTGCGGGCAATGGTCCAACGATAGCTGCCGCCGGTAGTGACACAAATATTGCTTTGAATATCAGCTCTAAAGGTAGTGGTCCAATTGGGCTAATTACCCAAGCGGTTAACCAGGCTTTATTCATTTATAACGGTACAGCAAATCAACATTTGACCCGTTTTTCATTTGCCAATACCGCGGCCGATAGAACGGTCACGTGGCAGGATGCAAGTGGTACTGTGGCTTTTATAGGGAATATTCCTGTTCAAGGCACCACTTTGGTCACGACCACTCCATATGCCGTTTTAGAATCAGACGATATTATTCTGGTTGATACTGAAACAATTGCAGCGCCAAGTTCAATTGTATTGCCGGCAGCTCCAACCAATGACGGTCAGGTATGGACTATTAAAGATTATGGATTTGATGCTTCAACTTATCATATTACTATTTCTGTAGCAGGAGGAGGAACAATAGATTTTCAATCCACGTATACCCTTGCAGATGATGATTCAGCGGTTTCAATTGCGTGGAGCGCCAGCGAAGCTGCTTATTATGTGGTTTCTACGTTTGATACTTTAATACCTGTTCTTAGAATTTCCGGCAATTCTGGTACTGCTGTTCCCAATGCTGGAATAATTACAATTAATGGCGGAACAACAGGTCTGACTACAAGCGCATCTGGATCAACACTTTCTCTAACTGGAGTATTAAATTCAGCGAATGGTGGTACTGGAGTTAATAATGGGTCTAGC